TTAGCAAATGCTTCATAGTCTTCTTTGTTACGGAAGTTCAAATAGATTTGTTTATAAGGTGGATTCTTATCCTGTTCATATTCAGGCATTCCTTTCCAATGTTTCTTCCAATCAGGAGTACTGGTAGAAGGATCTTGGATCTCACCAAGTAAATCTTCAAAAGTAATTGCTTGCGATGTGTCTCTTACACCAATGCAATTTTCATATTCTGTACTTTCATTCACTTTCATTATGTATTCCTAGTCTGTCGAATGGATAAATTTGATTCTCCTCTTGTTCGCCATCTTGAGGGCAACAGGACCAACATGCTTAGTGTAACACACTCCGTTCAGGTGGTCAAGCTCATGTTGGAAACACCGTGCCGTGAGTCCACTAAATTTGGCAGTTTTATGTGTACCAGTAAAGTCTTGATATTCAACCTCAATCGTTTCAGGTCTTTCAACCTCTAGATAAAGATTCTTGAATGATAAACATCCTTCTGGTAACTTTGTAGACCCTGATGATGAAACAATCTTTGGATTATAGAATGCAACGTATTCTTCTCCAGCACCAACAACGAATACACGATGCCTGAATCCACATTGATTTGCAGATAGTCCAAATCCTTCATGTTTAATACAAGTCTCAACAAGAGAACTTGCAAACGCATTAGGATCAACTGGAGGTTTATCAAAGTCAAATTCTGGAATAACTTCTTTGAGAATCGGATCATTCTCAGACACCAACTTGAAAGTACTAACTTTAGTAGTAACAGTCATTTTTGGTGATTTTAAATCATCTTTCCATGTTTCTGTATTGAACGTAATAACATCACTCATTTTGCCACCTGTGAAAAATTGTTTCGCTTTTCGAATTTAATTACCGATCTGAACTTGTCAAAGAGTTGATCACCCTTATGCGATATAACAAACACATTTGTATTTGTATCTAAAGAGTTTAGAAGTTTAAGAAACTCTTCTGTTCCAACTCCATCTAGAGATGAGTCAAACACTTCATCAAGTATTAGAAGATTCGTGTTTACTGAGTTCTTCATCTTTGCAACTTGCCGCCAAGTAAACAAGAGTGCCAAATCTATACGCATCTTTTCACCCTCAGAGAAAGATGCGTAAGAAAACTCATCTCTATGTCTGGACTTAATAGTCTCTTCAAAGTTTTCATTAAGATTGAAGTTAACAAAGAAGTCCATCGCGGCAAGATATTTATTAATCAACTTGTTCATTACAGGCAAATACTGTTTGATGATTTTAGTTTTAATACCTGTGTCTTTTAATAGAGTTGATGCATATTCATAATACTGTTTATCTTCTGCATACTGCTTTGCATTTCTGACATGACCTTCCAACAACACTTTCAATTCTTTCAGCTTAGCGTTGTCAGTTTCAAACGATGCAGTATTCTTCTCAATCTGTGCAATCTCATTCAACAACTTTGTGTTGTATGTGTTCAATGATTTAAATTGAGTGTTTAACTTTACAACTTCTGAATTGTGATTTCTAATGTTCTCTTGAGTCTTTGTAATATCATCAAGTCTTTTATTGTTCTTTTCAATTTCAACCAACAACAACTCAGTTGCTTTTTCGATCTCTGTTAATTTCTCTCTCTTTTCTTGAATGCTTTTTGTTTTGTGATCCTCATGAATTGATTGATGACAAGTAGGGCAGTTGTCGTTGTTCTCATAGAACTCTATTTCATTTTTAATTTTAGAGTTGTTATTTTCAAACTTTGCCTCAATCTGGAGCATCTTCTTGGACTTCTGTTCAGTAGATGCTCTATCTTTTAGAGTGTCTAATAATTGATCCACATGTTTCTCAATTAAAGTAATATCACTTTTGAGTTTATCAATAGAGGTATTGTTTGACTCAATCTCTTCGCGTTTCTTGGCAATCTCACTTGCAGAATTTGTTTTATGATCTTCGATGTTCTGTTTCTGAATCTTAATCTTCTCTGCGACCAGTTTCATCTCATAATCAACATCTTTTTGTTTATCTTTAAGATCACTCAATTCATTTTTAACAACGGCATTCATCGAAGAGAAGATACCAATGTCAAGTAAATCTTCAATGATTGTACGCCGATCGGCAGCAGACAACTGCATGAACGGAACAAATGATGCCGAACCAAGAATCACAACTTGTGTGAAAGACTTATAGTTTAGTTTTAGAATAAACTTTTCGAGATATTCTTGATAGTCTTTTGCTTTTGCATCTTGATTAAGAAGAATGTTATCGCAGAATATTTCAAAGACATTAGGTTTCAATCCACGAATTACTTTATACTCTTTCTTACCAATCGTAAACTCAACTTCAACAACACCATTTGACTGATTGATTGAATTCAGTAGATTGGGTTTGTTGATCTTCCTAAACGGTTTGCCAAAAAGAACAAACGTAAAAGCATCAAGTATGGTTGATTTTCCAGCACCATTCTGTCCCACTATGAGTGTGTTGGTGGATCGAGTCAAGTCAATCTCGGTAAAAGCATTCCCCGTGGAGAGAATGTTCTTCCACCTAATTTTTGTAAATGTAATCATACTTCTTGATTTAGTGCTTCGACGTAGAGTTCTCTGAGGAGACCTTTAAGTTTATCTTTATTCAGATCGGTTGTCAAGTTGTCAACGTACTTATTTAAGATTGTAGTAGTATCTTCTGTTTCATTGACAACATCTTCTTCTAAATCTTCAATGTCAACGAAGTCTTCTGCAATTGAAATATCAATTGGATTTTCTTTATAAAGATTATTGATGAATACATCAAACATATATGGATTAGTCTTATTCACTACGACCACTTTGACATATGTTCCTTTGTATGGAGATAGGTCTTTATTTGAAATGGACTGAAGACTTTCAACTTTATCATCATACACAATTCGATGAAACATTCGATTTGGATTTTCAATGAACTCCAATTCTTTAGTCTCGATATCGAATAAGTGAAATCCTCGTGGATCATTGTAGTCCATCCAATTCAATTCATATGGATTACCTAAGTAATAGATCTTTCCATTGTTCGATCTATGATGATAGTGTCCAGAAAAGACTAGATCAAATCTATCAAACATTGATGAATCAAGACCATCAGTACATACCGCACCTCGATGCATCGTGAATCCAAGAATTTCAAAATGACCCATACAGATAGTTGCGTCAGTCGTTTTAATCTCTTGAAGAGACAGATTGTAATTATCTGCACATATCCAAGGCATCATACAAATATCAGTAGAGTCTACGATGATAGTTTGTGGTGTGTTAATAACCGTGATGTTATCATACTCTTCTAAAAGAAGTTCAGGCGAATTAACATCGTTAGTATTCTTATAGTAAGTATCGTGATTACCAACAAGCATATACACTTGAATCTTACGACTATACAACTCATCAAAGAACATCGACTTTGCACGATGAAAAGAATAGAAGTTAATAAACTTCCGACGATCAAACGTATCACCAAGAGTCAACACAGTATTGATATTGTTTTCATCGATAACTTTGAAGAAAGTTTCTTTGTAAAACTTCTCGTAGTAATCTAGGAAGTGAATTGCGTCACCTCTAGCACCAAAGTGTTGATCCGTTATAATTGCAACTTTCATAGATTAGAATGAAGATGGATAAAATTTCTCAAGGGTTTGCATTCTATCAATCTCATCTTTTAGTCTGAGTTTCTTCTTTTTAACTTCACGAATCTGATAGTCAGATGCATGTGACATTTCAAGTTGAGTGACTTCTTTTTTCAACATCTGATGTTTTTCAATCAATCTATTAACGTGATTTTTCATCTTACCCATACATTTCTCCTTATCTAAACTTGGGCCCAAGAACCCATGCAACCAAAGACTTACGAACTCCTTTTGTCACTGGTGTTACTCGATGAATCATAAAAGATGGGAACACAATCATTCTACCTCTAACTTGAGGTACATCAATTGCATTCTTTTCAGTACCTTCATTGAATTGAAACTTACCACCTTTGTATTCACTTGGATCATTTAAGAACATTGATAGAGATAGTTTACGAGTATCACCGATAGCATTCGCACCACCAACTGCTGAATCCATATGAAAGCCATAGTGACCTTTCTCTTCAGAATTGTATTCTGTATATTGAAGAGAGTCATAACCATACAGATCCATATTGTAGAATCTATCATTTAGAATTTCAATGACACCGTTGATTCTTTCAAAAATCCATTGATTATGTTCATTTAGTGTCAGAAACTTAATATCAGATCGCCGAACCTCTGGCGCAGGTTCTCTATTATCAACCTCATCATCATCGGATGTTTTATTTAAATTACCTAACGTCATTCCTTTCTGGAGTTCAAACTTGTCACAATAATCTACTAATTTGTCCAGTTCTTCCGGATTGAACGCATCATCCCAATAAGTGTACGAATTCGTAATTGTTTTTCGTGCGTACACATCATTAGTAAGTTTACGATAAACTGCCATAATATCTCCTAATTTTTCAAATCATATCACACAAATTTGAGAATGTCAAGTCTCCAAGAAGTTCTCAATGCCCTTCGACTTCTTCAACTCTTTCTTTTTCTTTTTAGACTCTTCAAAAGTGGAAATAAAATCAGAAATGTTATCATAGAGTTCGAATTGTTTACCAGTTGCTTCCTCATAACCCAACAGTTCAGACTCATCTAGAATACCAAACTGTTCAGTAGATTTGTACTTGACATACATCTGTTTCTTTTCTTTCTGAATTCTTCGAAGAAAAGCGTAGTACACGATTTGTGTAAAGTATGCAAATGGATTACTAGACTTCAATGGATCAAAGTTCTCAAAGTACATAATGCAGTTCTCAATACCATCTGCAATCATCTCGTCACGATATGAATAATTGATGAAGTTTGGTTTGTGTGATAGACCATGTGCAATCTTGAGGAAACACTCACCAATATAATTTGGTATTGCTGGTTTTGTTGTGTTGTTCGTTATTGACAATTCAACTTTTGACTTATAGTCAATCAACGCTTTACAAAAGTCTGCGTTATTAATATAGTGTTTTTTCGAACCACTTTCTTTCTTTTCCATGATATCTCCTGAGGTTAGTGAATTAAATTATTGTTATTACCAACAGTCATAGAATCCAAAATAGACATCATATTTTCTTCAGTCAATGGTTCATCATCATCATCAGATTTGAAATACATCAAACTACTGTTGATACTTTCAACAGCACCCAAATAATATTCAGCAAAATCATCAGAAGGATCAATCACGGTAAGTATGTCTCTATTCTCAATAATCGCCTCATTTTTATCCATCAAACTAACAGGTAACCAAAAAGACATATTTACAACTTGATTTCCAGTTTTGTTATCATTCCTTAACATAAACACAATTGGATGTATTAATTTGTATTTATTATCTTTCTTTTCAACTTTTGCGATTATGTCTTCACCGCAATTAAGTCTGAAAATCTTGATTGTTGTTTTCATATGTCAGTCCTATTTTATATAATTTGTATGTGAACTTCTCTTCATTGTAGATCTTCGTTCTTTCAACAAAGTGTCTTAGAGTGAAGTTCATATGATTTTTATACCGTAAGTCATCAACTATATCGTATAGTGTTGCTTTTGTTTTATTATTACCAAGTCTAAGTCCACGTCCAATCGATTGGAGATTGCGAACTCTAGACTTTGATGGTGACGCAAAAATAACATTATGGAGATTACGAA